ATGATTCTTGGTAATGATGGTAGTGATGGAAATCGTAAAAGCTTAATATACCCCTGGTATAGGGATATGGATAGAGAGTATTTTAACCTCTTCCATACTTGCAGGGAAGAAGGTAAAGGGATGATTGTGATTAAAGCTAGGGATAAAGGGTTTTCCTATATGAACTCAGGGCTAGTCGGTCACGAATTTACTTTCTTTCCGCATTCCGAGGTAGGAATTGCGGCTGGACTCGGTGTGACAGCAAATTCTTTCTTTGACAAAGTCAAAAAAGGGTTGCAGAACCAACACCCTAATTTTCGGCATGGTTGGCTTAAGGATACTAAGGATGTTCTTAGGGCTGGGTACAAGCAAAAGAATAATGAAGGTAGGTGGGAGATAGGCGGTTATCAATCTGTTATACATTGCAGAACGATGGATGATCCTGAAGTTTATAAGGGTGAGCGTCTGTCAATAATGATATTTGAAGAGGCTGGGGAGTTTAAAAGGTTAAAGAACGCATATATGTCATCTAAGGCTTGTTTCATGGATGGTGCTTATCAGTATGGCGTTCCTGTTATTGGTGGAACTGGGGGTGACATTGATGCAGCGTCTGCTGACTTTATGGATATGTATTATAATGCAGAGGCGTTTAACCTAATCCCTATGTTTATACCTGCATCTAAAGCTCTTCACGGATTCTTTAGTCCTAAGACTGGAGTGGATGACGACAAGAAAGCTTATGAGTATATAGAAAGTGAGCGACAAAAGATACTTGACAACGGTGGGGATAGTAAGGCATATAACTTACATCTACAAAACTACCCTCTTACAGTACAAGAAGCGTTCTTAAAAACTAAAGGCTCTAGATTTGACATAGCATTGCTTAATCAGCAAAGAGCTAGGGTTCAGACACTTGCAGATCCAGAGCAACATATTACTACTGGTAATTTAGATTGGGTAATAAATGAGAATGGTTTAACAGATCAAGTAGTGTTTACACCACACCCTCATGGGCCTTATAAAATATTGCACGAACCACAAACACACATGGCTGGTTTAGATATTGGTGGTATTGATTCTTACGATCAAGATCAGGCTGGTGCTGCTCCGTCTTTAGGTTCTGCTATGATATTTAGAAGAATAGCTGATACTAATCAACCATACAGACTACCTATTGCTGAATATACAGATAGACCTGAAACAGCAGAGCAATTTTATGACGGATGCTTAAAGTTGGCTGTTTACTATAACGCACAAATGCTTGTTGAATATACAAAGATTGGTATATTAGACTATTTCCTCAGAAATAGGGCGCAAAAATATTTAAAGACTAAACCTAGGTCTGCACACTCTCCTGGTACTAAAACTAGAAATAACTACGGTATTCACATGAATAAGCAGATTAAGGCGTACATGGAGTCTTTAATGTATGATTACATAAAGGAAAGGGGTGATGAAATATGGTTTATAGACCTGTTAGACGAGCTTTGCGACTGGGGTTCTAGGAATACGGATAGAGCAATCGCCTTTGGTTTGTGTTTAATCCACGAAAATGATAACTTTGCAATTGAAGTAAAGAATAAAGAAACTGAAGCCATAAAAGAAAGTGGTTTTATATATTATAAATACGATAATAACGGTACTCCTATAAAACATATAAAATAATGAAGAATTTTCCTAGCCAATTAATACCTGATTCTAAAAAAGATGAGAAATGGTGCGAGCACATGCTTGATGCTATTGTAAATTCTACAGATCAAGTAGATAGCCCAGAAAATAGGTATAAATTAAAAGACATTAGAAACTACGATATATATAATGGTGATTTCAATAGAGATGATTATAAATATCTTACTGAACAGTATGGATACAATTATCCTGCAAGATTAGTAAACTACCCTATTGTACAACCTAAGATAGATTTGTTGCTAGGAGAAGATCTTCATAGACCGCTTGATACTAAGGTAGTTACGATAAATCAAGAGGCTATTAATAGAAAAGAAGACCATAAAGTATCTATGGTTATGAATAAGCTGCTTGAAGAGGTTAAGGAGCAGATGGGTGAAATGGGTATAGACGTTAAGACTGAAGGTCAAGAGATACCTATACCTGACGATATAGATACTTTTATGAGATACAACTACAGGGAGTCTATAGAAGAGTCTGTGCAAGATGGTCTTGAGTTTCTTGTAAACAAGTACAAGCTTAAAAACAAATTTAAAGAAGGATTTAGGGATTTACTTATTACAGGTAAAGAATGTTATAGAGTAGAAATAAAAGATGGTGATCCAAATGTTAGGAGAGTAGACCCTAGAGCTTTAGCTTACGACTTATCTACAGAAACTGACGATCTTGGAGAAGCTAACTGGATTACAGAAGAAAGGTGGCTATCTCCTAGTGATATAGTAGATGAGTTTGGTGAAGTACTTTCTGATAAAGATATTCAGCTTATAGAGTCTTTATCTAACCAAAACAGTCTTGATCTTTATTCTGAATACAGAAACTGGTACATGAAAGGTGAGTCTGGTGAGCTTAGAGTTAAAGTTGTTCATGCAGAGTGGAGGTCACTTAAGAAAATGCAATATAAAATAAGCCCTAACAAACATGATGAAGACAAACCATTTAGAAAGATGGTTTCTGATAAATACAAAAAACGTAAAGGTGAAAAGATAAGAAAAGTTGTTATTGATGATATTTGGCAGGCAACTAAGATTGGCGGTAAGATTATGGTTAACTGCCAAAGAGTACCTAATCAAATAAGATCTTTAGACGATCCTAGTGCAGCTAATCTAAGCTACATAGGTGTTGTAAGAAATCATACTACAGGCAACCCTGTGTCTATGGTCGATTTGCTTAAAAATGTGCAAATGCTTTACAACATAACTATGTATCATATAGAACTATGTATGGCTAGGTCTGGTGGTAAAGCTGTTGTGTATGATGTAGCACAAATGCCAGCTAATTTAGGTATGAACATGCAAGATGTAATGTATCATATCAAAAATGATGGTATTATACCTATCAACTCTAAGGATGAAGGTTTACAGGCTCAAACATTTAATCAGTTTCAGCAAATAGACTTTACATTGTCTAATTCTGTACAGCAACTTATAAACCTTAAGGTAATGTTAGAAGATATGGCTGGTCAAGTATCAGGTGTAACTAAGCAGCGTGAAGGTCAGGTTGAACAGTACGAACAAGTCGGTAATCAGCAAAGAGCTGTAGTACAGTCCGCTACTATTACGAGGTCTTGGTTTTGGTCGCACGATATGGCAAAGCAAGATGTACTTATGCGTTGCGCTAACTTAATGAAGGTTTGTTGGTCTGAAGGTAAAAAGACTGCAACTGTTTTTGGTGATGGTACTTATAAGTTTATATCAATAATGCCAGATGTAGCATTAAATGACTATGGAGTATTCTTAGGTGATGGAGGTAAAGATGAGCAAATGAAGGCTGCTGTAAGTCAGTTAGCTCAATCAGCTTTACAGTCTGGTCAAATAGATATGCTAGATGTAATTAGGATATATAAGTCTGATACTATGACTGAGGCAGAGCATATTCTTGAAAGAGGTCTAGAAGCCGCTAAAGAAATGCAAGCACAGCAACAACAAGCTATGTCTGAGCAAGCTCAAGCAGAAGCACAAGCTAAACAACAAGAGTTAGAAATTGAAGTTGAAATGAATAAGCTTGATAACGAAACTAGAATTAAGGTTGCTGAAATACAGCATCAATCTAAATTAGAAACTGCAGAAATACTGTCTGATGACGCTTACGGAACTAAGCGTGCAGACGCTGCATTAAATCAAATGGAAGGACAATTAAAAGGTCAAATTAAAGATTAATTTTTTTTAGTAACAAATTTTTAGTAATATTGCAAAATGGAAGCAGAGAAAAAAGAAACATTAAGCGAAGAGGTTAAGGAGTTTAATCCTGAAGCTTTTGCTGGACTTGATAAGCTAGTAGATACTGTAGGTCAAGTTGAAGAAGAAAAATCTGAAGTAGAACCTACAGCTTTAGTAGACGAAACTGAAGATAGTTTACAGGAAGATGTACAGGAAGATGTACAGGAAGATGATGATTCAGATTTTGATTGGGGATCTGATCAAGAAGAAGAGGTTGTAGATGAGGTTGAGCAAGAAAGCTCAGAAGAAGATTGGGATTTTGAAGACTCTAACGAATCTGAGGAAGAATCTTCTACCGAAGACGATAAGCCTAAAAGTGAAGAAGGACTTAACTGGGATTCAGTAGCTGAAGAGCTTGGTTTAGAAGGTGCGTCTAAAGAGGATATTATTAAAGCTTTAAACTCTAAAAATGAGCCTGAAGTAGCTAATGATACAACTAAAAAGTACGAAGGATATTTAGGCCTTTCAGATAGGGAGCTTTTGGCTGCTGATATGAAGGCAACTGGAATGGATGAGTACGATGTTGATGACTCTCTTGATAGAATGGAAGACTCTGGAATGTTAAAGCATGAAGCTTTGAAAATTAGAAAGCAATTAAGAAATGCTATTCGAACAGAGAAAGAGTCAGTCCAGAAAAGTGAGCAAAGCAAAGTTCAAGAGCAAAAGCAAGCTCAAGAACAGGCAAGAAAAGACTTGCAGTCTCACCTAAAAGGTTTTAATAATTACCTTGGTGGGAAAGTAACTGTAGAACAAAGAAAAGATCTGTATAAGTATATAACAAACGGTAACTTTAATGAGGACATTTATAAGTCTCATGCCAATGTTGCGGAGGCAGCGTTCTTATGGAAGAACCGAAAGCAAATACAGAAATTGCTGAAGTCGCAAGGCTTCGAAGAAGGTAAGGGTAGTGTATTAGACAACCTTACTAATAAAGGAGGTAGAGGAAACAGTAAGCCTAAATATAAAAAAGGCGCTGGGTTTGATCCTTCAGCATTTATGGGATAATAATTTTAATGCTGTCAATGTTACGTTTTAAAATAATAATTAAGTAAATGCAATTTTTAAATTATTTTATTAATATTTCTAAATTGTAAAAAGAAATGAAAACAACATCTGGAACGTTTGGGCTCGAAACTCAAGCGTCAAATTCGTTAGTAAGTGCTATGTTAAAGTATCCTGAGATTGGATCTACTTTAATTCAGCAATACCCTCGTTTTGCACTAACGTACCTATTAGAAAGAACAGGTCGTCATGCAAACGTAAAAGTAATGGGCGATAAATCTTTTGAGTGGAAAGTTTTAGGTCGTTCAAATCGTGAAATTAAATTAGCTGATATAACAGCTATTACTACAGCGCAAGCAAGTGCAATAACTGTACTTTTACCTGTTCTTAATAGAGATTTATCTATTAATGACGTAGTAATGATTGGTAACGCTGTTGGTACTGTAATTGGCCACACAGAAGATGATGGTAGTACAGTAAAAAAAGGTACTAATAAACCGCCTGTTGATCAAGCATTAAGTGCTCAACTTCAAAGTCACACAGTTGCTACAGCTGACGCTTGGGGTTATCAAATTAGATTCTCTAATGGTTATTCAGCTACTGATCTTGCACCAAGCGTTACTGTTGCTCGTTTAGGTTCTGCTTTTGGTGAAGGTTCTTTAGGTACTTCTGTATCTGAAAGCGTTGCTTACCCAGAAACTCATAAAAACTGGTTAACACTAAACAGACGTAAGCAATCTATTACAGGTTCTGCTTTAACTGATGTAACTTGGATTGAAAACAATGGATCTAAATTGTGGTATTTTACTGCAGAGAAATTGTTTACTGATGAGTTTATGTATCAATTAGAGCTTCAAC